GTCGTTCCACCCCCGACCGTGGTGAGGAGGAACACGGCGAGCTTGCCGACATAGTCTTTGATATCGACGGCGCTGCCCGTCGCCGTCGCCGTGTGGACGTCGATCGGGAGGAGCTCGAGCAGATTGGAGTTATCGTTATAGTTCATTGTGGGTCCCTTTTTGCGTCAAACTTGATCGACCGGAAGTCGGTCGACCCGGAACATCATTCGGCGACCGTCGCCGGCTCTTTTTCGGTCTTCCGCTCTTCCCATCGCTTCATGTGATCCGGGACCTGGAGCTTCTTATGCTCGCCCTCGATCGCCTGGTTGTTTGCGATCAGGAGGTTTGCCTCGTTGATGGGAAGCGTGAAGACCTCTCCCCGCTTCGCTTCGATGGCCGGCGCCTCGCCCTGGTTGATGAATACCGGACGGATGATCGTGACAGTCTTTTTCTTCTTGTTCTCTGGATCGTACATGGCTGGAGACATGATTTGTTTCTCCCGATTGGTTTTTGACTGTGGACTGGTTCTCCCTCGGAATCAGAATCCGGAGGAACCCCCTCGATGAAGGGGCCCTCCGGTTTTGCTTTCAGATCGAATCCGCTCGCTCTTAGGTGATCGCGGTGGCTACTGAGAACGCGCCCGGATGGCGAACCGCAACGTCCCCGGAGAGGAACGAAGAGGTCCGGACCGTCCCGGTGGAGCTCGCCGAGTACGGATCGACGAGGATGTCCAGGCCTCCGAAATAACCGACGACGACGACCGAGAACGCCCCGAAGATCAGATGGGCCGCGGTGATCTGCGCCGATGTCTCAACGGGGAATCCCGCCATCTTGTTGTTGTCGTCGATCAGGAAGCGCGCTGCACCCGAGGCCTTGTCCCTCGCCGAGAGGAGCGCCCAAACGGCCGGCGTGGTTGCATAGGCCATCGATCCGAGATCGTCCGCATTGGCGGCCTTGACATCGGAAACGAATTCAAGGGCTCCCGCCCAGGCGAGCGACGTTCCGGTCACGGATCCGACTCCGGAGGTCCCGACGATGCCCTGCGGCTGTCCCGCTGACCCCGACCCGTGGAAGACGGCGAGATCCCAGGCGATACCCTGGACCCGCGTGAGGTCGTTCTGGATCAGGAGATCGATCCCGGGAGTTGACTGGAGAAGCAGCTGGCGTGTGTAGTCGGTGAACGCGGCGTAGGTTTTCGGCGCAAGCGTGACCTGGCCGAATGTTGCGTTCCCTTCGCTCGGAGCATTGCCCTCAGTGACCCACCCGCCTCCGGTCGCGGCCGTCTGCTTTGGAAAGGCGACGTTACCGACCAGACCGAACATCTCCATCACCCCGAGGCGAAACGCGAGCGCCTTGTTGCGGAGGAGATCGATGAAGCTCGAGGCGATGAGGTTGGTCCCGACGAGGTTCCCTCCCGCTGTGGCCGAGCCGACTGAGAGGTCGCGGAACTGCATCCCGAACTGTGCGGCGAGATGACGCGCTCCCAGGACCTCCTCGCCCCGGACCGGCCGGCGATAGGTCATGACATCGAGAGGAACTGCAAAATTCCCCCGGCTTTCCTCCCGGCTCTCCATGACCGACTTTGAACATTCGAGTTCAAAACTGAAATCGACCTTGTTCCCCTTCACGTCCCGCGAGACGTCCCATCCGCGGGAGGCGCTTGCGGCCAGAAGTGCGTTCCGGAACGAGTAGCGCTTCCGTTCCTTGTCGTTCAGACCGAGCTCGTCCTCCTGCTCCATCGGCTTGCCGTCCGAGACCTTTGAAAAGACGGATCCCCCCCGGAACTGATCGGCCGGAATCTTGAGCTCGATCGCATCCTCGGCCATGCGGTCGATGTTTGCGACGCGCCCCGTGAATTTTCCCTTGATCGCCAGGATCTCGGCCTTCCTCTCTGCTTCTCGCTGTGTCGCCTGTGCGGCGAGTTCCTCGGTGGAGAGTTCCATCGCATTACTCCGTGTTTGAAGTGGTTGTATTGGTTCCCGTGTCCGTGTGGGATCATCCGGAGGATCCGGAGGATCTGCTTCCAACGATCGGCCGACCCCGGTGTCCCTGTCGGCTGGAATTGCGACCGAGGATCCCTCGAGCGGCTCCCAGAGCGTGACCCGGATGACCGGGACCCCGTACTCGATGGAGAGTCGCTTCTCTTCCTCCGTCATTTTTGCTGAATCCCTGATTTCCTCGGCGTCGATGATCCGGTAGCCGCATGAAACCTTGGTCCTGATCCCGTCCGTGATATCCTGCAGGAGATCCGTGCCCGGCTGGCTCCTGGAGAGGAGGACGTCACCCCGGAGGACCCCATCCTCGAGACGGCCGTTGATGACGACCCCTCGCTGATCGGTCCGGTCGTGGTCCATGAGAAACGGAGGAGAGTCCGTCCAGGCACTGAGCCGGACGTTCTCCGGACCCATGAGAAGCGTTTCAATCCCCCACCATCGCGGGACGGAGGCGCCCTTGGAGAATGCGACCGGGAACGTCCGCTCCTCCGGCTTGACATCCTCCCGCGTGACGACGGCCTCGCGCCATTGCCGCTCGGCGATGACCTTCGCTCTTGTTTTGGCGTCAAAGACTTTCATGTGTGGACTCCGTTCTTTTTTCCGTTGAGAATGGCTTTGAAGTCCCGAAGGATCTGGAGCGCCCTGTTCTCGTCCTTGGTATCCGTATTGATCGAGGAGAGGAGCGCCTTCACCTCATCCATCTTGACGGTGACGTTGTACTTCTCCCGGAGCTTCTGCTCCTGCTCGAGCTCCTGGTACAGCTCGACGATGTCCTCACCCTTCTCGGCGATGACCTGAGTCGCTGTTTCAAAGCCGGCTTCCACCTCCAGAATCTTCGCGGTGACGTCCTTGAGCGGATCGACCCATGCCCACCGACGTCCGATCCAGATCGGCCGGTTGAATTTTTCGAATTTGCGGAACGGGAGATTGAGCGTCCCCTTCGCCATCGCTGACTCGAGCCAGAGCTCGAAGATCGGATCGAGGAACGTCTCGGCATACCATGTCTGGAGGAACTTCCAGTTCTCCCGCTCCTCGAGGAGTCCGGCACGGATCGAGGAATAGTTGACTCCCTCGAGGTCTCCGGAGAGAAGGTTGTAGGAGACCCCGAGACCCGAGGCGGCTCCCCGGAGCGTCGCCTTGATGAACGCCTCGTGTTGCGCGGTCGGATACTCCGGCGTGAAGGGCTTGAAATCGAATCCGGGAGGAAGCTGCTCGAAGGTCCCGGGCTCGGCCTCGGAGATGGTGTTGCCCGATGCGTCCTCGGCGTCGCCGGTGATCTCCCCCGTCGCGTCCGTTTCCTTTGTGAAGAATCCCATCTTCGAGGCGCTCGTCCTGGCATTGACGAGAGCGGCCTCTTCGTAGCCCGAGAGCATCCGGAGACGGATCATCGATTGGACGACCCAGGAGATCCCGCGGGTCTGGTTGATGTACTCCTGGTCAAAGCCGTGGATCAGATCGCGTGCCGGGATCCGTTCCCGTTCCGGCGAGATCTCCACGGTGGTATAGGGAGACGCAAACGTGGAGCGCTTCCGGAGATGATAGGCGAGCGGCCGGCGATAGCCGTCCATCTCGACCCCCATTTTTATCATGACCGAATCGGAGATCCGGCGATTGAGCGTTTCGTCCAGCACCTCCGGCTCGTGCACCTGGAACAGGATCCCGGAATGAGCATTTTTGTCGATGACGGACCGGATCATTCCCTCGCCGTCCCTGCCGGCATGTCGGATGAGGAGTGTCTGCATCGCCCGGAAAGAGTGCTTCCCGGTGACGGAGCAATTCCGGGGACGGGACCAGTTTTTCCAGGCTGTCTCGATGGCCGTGCTCGCGACACTATCCGGCGTCCCATCGTCATTCCTGATATCGGCCTGGAGTTTGAATCCCTGGGGACCGACGACGTTGATGACGAGCTGCCGGAGGTACTGCTTTGCGTAGTCGTCGTTTTGTGAGAGCTCGCGGGCCTTATTGCGAACGGTCCGGAGAGCGCTTAGAATGTCGGCGTCCGGATTGCCGCTCGCTCCGGTGAAATCAGCTGAGAGCCGGTTGTTCTGCGCGGCATGATAGGAGCGGGAGACGATCCGGCGCGGAGAGGCGATCCCGAGAGCGCGGCCGATGGAACGAGCGACGCGCGAGGGATTGTAACCGAGAAGCGTGAGAATGTTGGAGATCTGTCGGTTCATTGCGGAACCGAGAAACGAGTGAGGATCCGATGGCCCCGAGGTGTTTGGCCGTTTGCGATTGCCTCCGCGGCCTCCTCCTGCTTCAGGAGTTCGTCATAGGTCGATTTGGCTTTGATGAGATCCGGCAGCGTTTTGTAGACGACCGTCTGACTTCCGATCCCCGTTCCGATCGTGATCTGTCCCGGCTTGTCGGCCCAGACCTCAATCGCGTCGGCGATCTTGTCGACCATCCGGCGAACGTGCGAGCGGCCGTCCGCTCCCTCCTGCGTGAGAGCGAGGTTCGGGAGGATATGAACCGTGCCGGCGCCGATCTGATAGCGCTCGGACTGGTCGGACGTTTTCTCGCAGAAACCGAGCCACCGGTAGATTCCGGGTCGGAAGGTTTTCGAGACCCCTACCTGGATCGTGAATTGGTAGCCGTCGCCGGAAGCCGAAGCTGTCACCGTGTAACGTCCGGGCCCCTGGAGCTCGAGCTTGAGTGTCCAGGCCGATGACGGAAGCGAGTCTCCGGAGGAATTGACCGGAGCGTTCTCTGTCCATTTGATCGTGTCGCCGGCGCGGATTTTGATCGGTACGTTCATCGATCCTTTGTTGTCGCCCCGAGAGAGACCGTCTCAAAGTCCATCGGTGTGGCTCGAGACGGGTCCCCCAGGGTTTTGAGAGAGGAGAAAAAGCGAGGGGGCGCCGGGAAACGCCATCCTCTTTCTCAGGAGAGAATTTCCGAACGTGAGAGGAGAGATGACACGGCTTTTTTTGGAGTGATTTCGTGGAGGGAGAGAAATTCTTTTGTATCTTGGAGAGAAAAAGGGGTACTGTCCTAATTTGGAGGGGTTTGTCCTAAGTTGAAACGGGGAGAGAGTGCTTTTTAGTTATTTCCCAACCTGAAGATTGAGCTCGCTGATAACCTTAAAAACGGTTGCGTCGGGCGAATTTCTCAATAGTGCCCGAAAAACAATATCCTGTGACAGTTGCAACTTTGGAGCAATCTCAATAGAGAGCTTTGAGGCCAACTGGGTTTCGGCGGGATACCTCTCTGCTTTCAATCCATCGGAGTTGTCGGAACAGTGGCCAAGCACCCATTCTTCGAATTTTTGTGCAGGCAACAAGAGAGCGGAGGCAACTTTTTTCGCTTGTGACTCAAGGATCGCGCTGGACTGCGGACCCAAAGAGAGTTGGAAGTTGATTCGCTCCTTAAGGGATTTGATATTCTTGATATGCTCCCAGTGTATGAGTTTGTGCGCCAACTCTTCAGCAATTGTGAATTGAGCTGACTCATACTTTTTGGCGTAGCTGTCTTCATCAATGAGAATCAGATAACGCTGTTCGGGCACATTGTAGTAGCCCAACCCCCAAGACCCGCATACTTTGGCCAAGCCCTTCATCGTTGAAACGTGGTATCGAACCCTCATCGCCATCGTTTCAACATCAGTAACTGGCAGTCCTGTGATGCGGGGGACCCAATCGTTTCTTGTAAAGAAGGCTTCTGCGGTGCCCCGCGCGTCTGCGTCGTTAATGGTAGGTATGTTCATTTAGTAGTTTTCATCGATATACCTTGCAATCTTTTCAATTTCTTCAGCAGACAAGCCTTTGTTCGCAACTGTCCTGAGAAGTAAGGGGATTCCGATCATTTCCCTTACCTTGTCCCTAACATCTGACGGGAATGTGTCATTGTCGGCTGCGGCTTGGTCTCTTAAGAGTCGCTCTTCCTCCTCCGTAGCCCGAACACCCTTGACAATCGCATCCAAGAGTTCCGGTTTTTGTGGAGCCGGAAGGCTGCATCGTTCGATACGCGAGAGGTAACCGACATCAATGTCACTCACTACCGAAAGATCCCTCAGGGTGATTGCTTTTTCTGCCCTAAGCCCGCGCAGAATCTCGCCGAATTTCATAATTTGTGTCCTTTCTGTTGTAGGGTGACTACAACATAGGAGCACTATAACAATAGTCAATATACGCGAATAATAAGTAAGTGCCAATATCGGATTTGGAAGTACGTTAGGTTGGCGTTCGGCAGCCAGCGCATATAAATTTATTTCTTGGCACGTAACTTATTATATATCAATTCGTTATGTGTTCGTTGGCAAGAATATAACTTGACATGGCGGTGGAAGTTTTGTATTGTCAGTACAACAAAAGAAAGGACTTAACTCTATGGGTAATGGATTTGAGAAGATGATTGAGGGTGCCTACGAGGAATTGGCCAAAATGGAAGACAAAGTCAAAGAATTGAAGAAGGCGATAAACAACTTTTCGGCCATGTCGGGGAAAACGCCTCCTTTTAGCGATACCGAGGTAACTACTTCTTATGGCGCGGTTAGTCTGAGGCCAGATCAGTTCTTTGGCAAGGGACTTTCCACTGCCGTTAAGGAATTTCTCCGTATGAAGAATCGTGCTTGCACCGCAGAAGAAATTCTTGAAGCCCTTAAAGAGGGCGGCTATGAATTCCCTCCTGAGTGGAAGGAGAAATTTATGCTTAAGAATCTTTCAATCTCGCTTGGCAAGAATCGATACGATTTCGTTCCGGTGCCTAATCCAAAAGGGGATGGTGCTTATGGACTCTGGGAGTTCTACCCGGAGAAAAAGAAGGAGAGAACAAAAATTCAACTCAAACTAAAACCGCCTGAGGGAACTTCTGAGAAGCCC